CTTCTTACTTACGCGCTTTCGCGTTGCCATTTCTGACCCCTCTCGCTAGGGCCAATTCTAGCTGAGACTCCATTTTATCAAGGCGCGACACTATTGGAATATTCTCCAATTTAATTATGTAGCGAAGCCCAGCAATCAGTAAGGCTATAGATCCAAGGACTGATGCAACTAGGGTTGCTAGTTCAGCTGCAACCATTAACGGACTTTGCCGTAACGCTCATAGTTAGGGTTGAGCCAGTTAATAATGCTAGGCAAGACTGACACTAGAGCGGCATTTGCAATTGCATTGACATCTAGGCCGACTGCTAAGTAGGTCGCTAGCGCTGTTGCTAGGAATGTCTTTGCCCAGCTCTCTGCCATTTTCTTCAAGTCGCTCATAAGTTTCTCCTTCGAGGTTAAAGTAACTGCCATCTTTGTCTCCCAAAGTTGTGAATGAAATATGGAAATGTGACCGGTGGGGATTAGCGCCGTTATATTTACGCCGCTTCCAACCCAGTATCGGACTCATAATCTTTCCATCGTAGATTATGTATTTAATTCTTTTATCGCCCTTCTTGGCTAACTTACGAATCTTTTCGACTAGCGCATAAGCTTCTTCTTTATGAGCTGATAGGTCAGCATCAATATCTAAAGCTCTAACAATTCCATCGACTGGTATATGGTCAGAACTGCCTTTAGCAAGGTGGCGAGCGTCAGCAATCCAGCCATCAGACTTACGATCCCTATCAGGATAATCGTCATCGATTTGCTCCCGAAGCTGAATACCTGCTGCACATAGTCTTGCCATTAGCCGATAAGAAGTTTTGCTTCTTCTTCAGTAATTCCAAGACGATTTAATAAATCAGCTTTTGCTACTGCTTTAACTTCGGCTTCTGCTATTGCTTTTTCTTTAGCCAATCTAGCTTCTGCCCAACTGTCCAAAATCGCGTCGGTTTCAGCCTTGCTCAATTCAGTATAGCCATCTTGGTCGCTGCCTACTCTTAATCCCTCAGAATTTTCGGCTTTGATAATTGCTAACATTTCTTGTTTTGTAGTCATTATGCCTGTGCCAATCCATAAACGGCAACTGTGCCGCTTATATTGCTTGAAGATGATTTTAATATAAAACCAATTGGCGATCCACCAGCTCCGTTTTGGGCTTGAATGATATACATTTTGTAACCGATTTCAGAATAATAAAAACCTTGGCAATTTAAATAAGTATTATTATAATTTAAGTAACCTGAACCATAAGTATTTAATGCCAACAACCAAAAATCGTCATTCGGATTATTAACAATAGCTGGAGTAGCGTTATTATCTGAGTATTCTAATGTGGCACTCTTATAATTTGTTGCTCTAGTGGCGGGGCCAGAAGTCCTCAATTGCATATGCAAATCGTTTGCCAAAGTTGATGCACTTACAGATTCAAAACTTAAGAAATAATTTGTATAGGAAGCACTAAAAACATTATCAAAAGTAGTTCCTGTATTTGCAACGCTACTAAAAGAAGCTCTTTTGATTAAAACTAATCCACTTCCAGCAACAGTTTTCCATTCAGGGGCGGTTGCGCCAGAATTAACTGCAAGAACTTGGTTAGCAGTTCCGAGCGAAAGTTTTGTAAAAGTATCTGCGCCAGTTCCATAAACTAAATCTCCAGCTGCATCAAAGGCAGTCGCAACTGTATTAGTTACTACTGGAATTGGGCCAGTGCCTGAAGCCACTGAAATACCAGTTCCAGCTTGAACTTCAGTTATATCTCCACCAGCCGACCAAGTGAAATCTAAATCTGTGTTTGACGCTTTACTTAATATCTGTCCAGTTGTCCCGCCTTTTAGATCAAGGAATGAAGTATCAATCCCATTGCCTAAAGTGCGAATGGCAGCTGCGCCATCCTTTACTAAATCTGTGTCAGCTGGTGTTGTCCAGCCGAAATTACTTGTCGTTGGCATTTAGTCTCCTATGCAACTATTGTAGCGTTGAGCCAGTCCAAAGTCGGGCTTATTGTATTCCAAGTCTCAGTCGCTGGGACTGAGTTCCATCTGAACGCCTGAAGGCTAAAAGCGATAGGCGATACATTTAGAGTTAGGTTGAGCTGATTAAGGCTGGCAGTCCAAGTCCATCCCTCGACAAATCCTTGGAATTCACCGCCTACCATATTGGCTGGCAAGTTGATGATATTGAGCGGTTGGCCCATAAATACGCCAAGAAGGTTATCGCGGTCTGAATTGTCGATTTCACCGCTGGCTATTGGGAAGGTTATCTGCCTTAGGGCAAATTGCGGATAAGCGCGTATAAGTAGATAAAAGGCGGCTTGTGCTTCGGCGTCGTGCTGATGCCTAAGAGTGGTAGATATTGTGGTAGCTAGTTGGCCGTAAAGCGATATTGAGGCTACATCCTCGTCAGTTACCTCTGCGGTGCCAGTTCCATAGCCGACTGTGATTGCGTTGCGGACATCGCCAGCGCGCTTGATTATTGAAAGAGCTGGGCCAATCGCGTGATTGCCATCAAGATCAACATAGCCGTTAGTCGCTAGATATTGGCTTCGATGTGTTGAATCGGCATACCCAATTCGGCCCTGAGCATCCTCATATAAATAACCCAATCCGCTAGTCGCATACCTAGAAGCTAAATTATAAACTGTGTCATTGAGGCCAGTTTCAGAGTGCAACTCATAATCACCAGGAGTGTCTATCTCGCCTAATCCACTATTTTCTGCATCCTGCCATTGAGTAGTTGCGTCATAATCGTTCCAAGCTTCTGCCGCTGGCACTTCATTCCATTGGTCAAATAATACGCCGCTAAGTAATTCCTCAATGCGGTCTCCATCAAATTGATGCGCAAAGTTGCCAGTATAAACTGCCCTAGCAAGTCGCGCTAAAGCTCCTACTGCAACAATTTTAATCTGCTGGCTCGTAGCTGTTGATCCTGAAGTCTGGACTGTAATGCCTAAGTCGGTAATAAAGCCGCCAAAGAGATTCACATAAGCGCCAGTAGAATCTTGGACTTCTATTGTTACTGCATCATTTACTTCATAAGGGACTGAGGCTTCAGCTGTCTCTATAAGACTTAGATTGCAATAGCCAGCAATAGGCTGTTGATAAATATCGGTTCGACCAGAGGTAATTGTCAAACCGCTTAGAGTGGCGCTAGTAACTGTAACGCCATCAACCTTGACTCGATAAACTGGATTCCAGAGGGTCATTCTGCTACTAGGCCGCCAAGGATAGCGCCCCCACCGCCGTTGCGAGCATTGCTATTGTTTAGAGCTAAAACAACTGCTCGGGTAAATCCTTCCTCATCTATGGCTGATGGGGCATTGACATTAATTACGACATTGCCGCGCTCATCTCCGCGTCTAGCAGCTGCGACATCAAAGCCAGAAGAAATTGCTTTGCCACTTGGATTTAATCCAGATGGGAAACTAGGCATTGTGCCTGTAACAATTGGAGCGATTATTTTACCGCCGCCGATACCACCGCCAGTAGAACCACCGCCAGTAGAACCGCCACCACTAACTACTGGCGTTCCACCAGTAAAGCCTGATGGAAGGCTAGATGATGAAACTGTATTACTGCCCGTTCCTGCTGCTGCATTAGCTTGATTATCAAATAACTTAGTCGCAGCAATAATTGCGCCAACTACCGCTGCACCAGTTGCTAGACCAGCCAACGGATTTAAAGCAAATCGAGATGCAATGGCAGCGGCTACCGCGCTATTTCTCAATGCAACATAAGCAGCGACTAGCCCTTGAATCAGAAGAATAGTGGCTTGGACTCCAGCTGCTATCTTGCTTACTACGAATACTGTCGCCAATACTCCAGCAACTAAAAAGAGCTCATCCTTAAGATCAATGACGGTATTAATAAAGCCTCTTACTTTTTTGCCCCATTCAATTGCAGTTTTTTGGCTATCAGTTAAGGCTTGATCTAAACCTTCCTGACCAGTTAAGCCAGCTATGAACGCTTCTAAAGCTGGTATAAATTTCTCAAGTAAGTATCCAGTCAATTCTTGGACAACTGGAAGCAAAGCTGCGCCAATAGATTCCTTGGCTTCATCAAGGGCAATCTTGACGCGCTCCATTTGCTTTTGTGTGCTCTCAGCTTCATTTTCAGAGAAATTCCCAAAAGTGCTAGTAAGTTGCTGAAAGGTTGTATCAAAATCTTGCGACTTAAGATCAGCGGCATCAATGCCGAGGCCCAATTTGCCGAGAGCAGTTGTGTTGCCGTCATAAGCTCGGCCTAACGCATTTGTTACTGTCTCAAGCGGCTTGCCTGTTGCTGCACTTAAATCTAGTGCTAAATTCAGCAACTTCTGAGCATCTTCAACATCATTTGTTGAGCGCACTAATCTGCTAAAGGCTGGACGCAGTTGGTCATCAGTAATGCCAGCAGCGATTGAAGTCTGGGTTATGTATCTTTCAACGCCTTTAATTTGAGCATCGGTTGCTCCAGTTGTGGCGCGTATAGTTTCAGCTAATTTAAGTTGAGCAGCTTCATCCTCGGCTGCTGCTTTAACGGCGCTAACTGCAAATGCGCCAATAGCTGCTCCAGCGGCAGCAAAGGCAATAGCCGCCTTCTTGCCAAATTCAGCTGCGCGCTCGCCGATAGAATCAATGTCTTTAGAGCCAGCCGCTAACTTCTTTTGGAAGTCCGCCGTATCTGCTAAAAGCTTGAGCGTTAAGGCTCTTGAATCAGATGCCACCGATGCCCCACTTATCTAATATCTTGTTAAATGCTCTAGTCCATTGTGCCACAATATTCTTCTGTTCTTGGCGCAAAGTTGGATAAATAAACCATCCGCGAGAGCCGCGCCCTTGCCTGCCAGAGTAAGCAGGGAATTGCTTAAATTTATTTGAACCGAATTCAAAGCCAGCCCAAAGCATTTGAGTATTCGCCCCACCGCTAAATCTTTGACTAGCAAAGCCATACTTAATTTCGCCAGTAGTGCTGGTCTTAGATACTTTAGATCCGCTAACGATTCGATTAATGGCTTGCTGGCCTTTAACGCGAGTAGAAGCTTTGGCAGCAATTTGTTGTTGAAGATAAGTAGCAAGGTTATTAGAAACTTGGCGAGACTCGGCTTTGGCTTCATCGCCTAGCAAGGAGAAGGCTTTATAGACTTGCCGAAGCTCTGTCCGGTCAAATGCTGAGACTTCTTCAGCCATTGCTATCTCTCTCCTTTATCAGCTCGACTGCCGTTGCTACATCGTCCCAATCATCCCAATACTGCATCGGGATACCAGTCCTAAGAGCAACTATTACTAATAGCCGCCTTACGCTGTCGGGCTGATGGCTTTTGGGTCATCGTTGCCTGTCTTAATGTCGGCAACTGTTTCCATCCATACTTCAAAGCTCTTTATTTGCTTACCAGCGTTCTCGCGCTTATAAGCGTTATAGGCCAAGAACATTAAGTCCCATATTCCTATATTTTCTTGAGCCTTAGTAATAGTGTGTCCAGTTGCCTTTTCCCACTTAGCCCACTCTGGCGGTTGAGCAATATAAGTTGCTGATTCCCCAGAGTTATATTCAATTGTGATTGATAATTTCATAGCTCCCGATGCTCCGATCTATTAGGTGTAAGACTCTGCTGGTTGTCCAATTACTGTCAATGTCCAAGTATCTGTAAGAGCCCCAGGAGCAGCTCCACCAGCAGATGGGAATATTGGCAATACTTGGAATGTAAATGTCGCTCCACTTGCAGCGGTAAATACTACTGAAATACCAGTATTTGGTGCAGATTCTGCAACACCCCAGAAAATTTCAAATAGTGATCCTGCTGCGCCCCAGTCTTGCAGAAGTTCAAGTGTAAATGTCCATTGCTTATCAACGGACTTATAAGCGCGACCATCAAGAGTCTGATAGGTCTCGATAATGGTTTCAGCGGATAAAACTGCTGAAGTCGTTTGAGCGTCAAATGAGTTGCCTCCAATAGTGAAGGTCACATCGCGCCCAGTTATTACTGTTGTTGGCATTTGGGTCTCCTATGCGGTTTGCTCGTAGCGGACGCTCAAGCGAATGTCTGCGACCAATAAATTGGTCGTTCCTACTGTTGTTACTGACGGCCTATCGACTGTCGATAACTCATACTTGGAAGCGTTTAGCGCTCCAAGAATACTAATAATTAATTGCTCTAAATTGTCTAATGAAGCGGCGTTGCTAAAATACGCAACGCAAGCAGTTATGGTGTAATTTAATCTAACGCGAGTAGTTGATTTGCCTAAAACTTCAAGCTCCATATAAGGCGCATCTGGGACGCACACTATTGCTGGAACTATGGGCGCTTCTGGAACTGAGTCATAAATATTGGCGGTGCATCCAGCCAAGGCGGTCTTAATAGCGCCTCTAACATCTGTGGCAATTGTTGATGCTGGCATTAGCCGACCATAGTTTCAACATCAAGATATGGGCCAAGTAAGCCAGTTACTTTGGCCAGTAAATTCTTAGATAGGCGGTAAGGGGTAACTGCAAAATCTACGCCTTCGATTGATCCACCAGCGGCGGTTCTGGCTTGGAAGATTTCAACGGAGATAGCCAGAATAGCAGCTTCAGCATTGGCATTTCCGACATAGGTTGATAGTCCAGAGAGCGCAGCATTTCCTGCTGGGATAACATTCTTTTCCAATATGTCTGCATTGGTGATTGCAACGGCGAATTCATAATCTGATAATCCATCTGCTAATACTGTGTGTGTGCCGTTAAATGGCGAGCCACATCCCGTAATGATTACGGATTGGCCCTCGGTAAATTCTTGGATTGTAGCGGTAATGAAGTAAGCAATATTATCTTCAAGTCTTACTTTGTTAATCTTGCTTTGGAAAGTAACTAGCATTGGGAGAACTAGATTCTCCGAGGCATCTACTATGTCATTTAGATAAGCATCGTTATATAGGGATGACGAAACGCCAAGAATTGTCCTAAGCTCTGTGGCCGTAACTATCGTTGGCATTTCGTCGTCCTTTCAAGCAGTTAGGTGAGGGGCCAGCTCGGGAGCGGACTGGCCCTCACTATTTTGAATTTATTACGCAGTCATAAATCTGTAAGCGCCAGCGCCTACCTTGGTCGCGCAAGCACCATAACCATAGTAAGAAACCTCAATCTGGCCGTTAAGAGCCACATTGGTTTGTAGGCGAGTGCGAGCTGATTCATACCAAGTATAAGAATCTGGATTTACAAGAATTAGCGAATTATCAGCTGTAGGTGCAGCAGTCGCTAGATTGCGAGATACGCGGAGATTTAGTCCGAGTAGATTTCCACCAGCAGATTGGCCAGTTAGATTTCCACCTTGATTTGAGTTACCAATGAGATTCTGGTAAATCGGGCGTCCGTTATCTACAAGGTTCATAATTGCGCCCCATTGCTCTGGCGTAACTAGGATGTTTGTTGCAGTTCCAAGTGTTGATTTATAAATTGAAACTGAACCATCGGATACGAAATCAAGAAGTCCAGCTGCATCTAGAGTGCGGTTGCCACCATCTGTTCCACCAGCAACTAAAGCGCCAATAACTTGGCTCTCGGCTGCTTTAATGTAAGCAAATTCCATTTGACGAACAAGCTCATCAAAAAATGCAGGACTACTTCTGTCGAGGAGCTCAACGCTGAAGGTTTGACCGCCGGCCAGCTTGACCACTGGAACCGAGATGAAGGAATTGGTCATTCCTGTCTCAATAATTGCATCTGCTTCGTTTTCTTCTTGAACTACTGGCACTGCAGTAATCTTTGGAATCTCAAAAGACATTCCTGCATCTGGTAGAACGCCGCGAGATACGGAATCAACTGCTGGACGATCAGCATTTGAAAGAGGATTGATTACCTCAGTTAATTGACGAGTTGGGATAAGACCGCTGTTATTGCTAGTGGTGTCAT